GGCGCACCAGCGAGGCCAGCCGATCACCGACCGGCTGATCCGCGCCAACCCGATCCACATCCTCGACAGCGCCGGCCGAGACACCGGCAGGCGCGTCAACTGGCAGCGACCGAAGCGCAGGAAGCGGTGAGGGTTCGTGACACCTACCACCCGAGCGTGGTATATCTACCACCATCACTAATCGGTGAGCGCTGTGCCAGGACGCCAGACAGCTCCCGACATGCTGGGCGGAGGTGAGCGATGCGGCGCCACCGACCCCACTACGCCGGCACCTACCGCAGCCGAGCCGAGCGACTCGTAGTCGCAGCCACCGCAGACGTCACCACCACCTGCGGCAGATGCGGACTACGGCTCGACCAGCACGCACCGCACCGCAACGGACGACCAGCGTTCTGGACGGCGGGCCACGTCATCGACAGCCAGGTCGACGGACCGCTCAGGCCCGAGGCATCCACCTGCAACATGGCCGCAGGTGGGCAGCTCGCCGCTCGCCGCCGCTGGAACGTGACGACCAGTCGCACCTGGTGAACGTGACTACGACCTCACGTTTTTAGGAGCACGCTCCGTGGCTGTCTACCCACACACCGTGCGCTGATTTGTGTGAGAACGATTCTCAAACGGAGGTGGCGCCGTGGATCGTGTCGCTGATCTGAGGGCCACCTACGACCGGCTCAAGGCACTCCTCGCCGTCGAGGACGACGGCACGAAGGCAGCCGCCATGAGCCGTGAGCTCCGACTGCTGGGCGAACTGCTCGAGTCCATCGAAGCGCCGGCGGAGGTGACCGTTGTCGATCAACTGGAGTCTCGACGCCGAACCGGCACCGGCGCTGCTGGTGTTGCCTCCCGACGCCGCAAGTCTGGATGAGGCGCACGCTGCGATCGAGCTGTGGGAGCACTACTCGCGCAAGACCCTCGATGCCACACAGCGGTTGACCGTCGAGGTCATGATGGCCGAGACGGCCTCAGGTCGATGGGCTGCGGCCACCACCGGACGCGAGATGCCTCGCCAGAACGGCAAGGGCGACGAGATCGAGGTCGTCGAACTGTGGGGCCTGGTGCATCGAGGCGAAGCCATCCTGCACACCGTCCACGATGCGATCCTGCTCGCATCCCAGGCCCAGCAGCGGATGCTTTCGGTACTGGACGCACCAGATCTACGCCAACGGGTGAAGCGCAAGTGGCTGGGCACGGGTCAGCAGATGATCGAGATGCGCAACGGCGGATGCATCTGGTATCGGACCCGCACGTCAGGCGGCGGTCGTGGCGTCGACGACATCGCCCGACTCGTTGTGGACGAGGCCCAACACGCGACGAACGAGCACCTCGAGGCGGTGTCACCGACGCTGCTGGCGAACGCCAATCCCCAGATGAACGTCCTCGGCACGTCCGGCATCGCCGGCCGATCCGAGTGGTGGTGGTCGGTGCGCCGACGTGCTGTCAGCGACGCTCCCGGGTCCTTCGGCTACGTCGGCCACACCGCCGAGCGGGTGTCGCTCGTCGATGGCCTCGTCGTGCAGGACGCTGTGGACGTCGAGGACCGCGACCTGTGGAGGTCGTCCAACCCGGCGGTGAGTTCAGGCAGAGGCCAGGGCATGGAGTTCCTCGAGGAGCAACTACTGCGCATGGGCGCCGAGGGCTTCGCTCGGGAGCACCTTGGCGTGTGGGATCCGCCGCCGTCATCCTCGGCGCTGTCGAAGATCCCGGCCGAGGCTTGGAAGTCGACCGCCGTCGACCAGCGCGATGCGCCGGCGGTCAAGGCCGGCGAACCGGCGCTGTGCTTCGCCGTGTCTCTCGACGGTGAGTGGTCCTCCATCGGCATCGGATATGGCACGCTCGGCGACGCCTACGTCGAGGTCGTCGAGCACCGCCGCGGTACCGCATGGATGCCCGCTCGGCTGGTCGAGCTGATCGATACATGGGACCCGATCGCCGTCGGGTGCAACCACGCTGGTCCGACCGCTGCGCAGGTGCCTGCGGTGCTGGAGGCGTTCAAGTCCGCCGACATCAGCGCCGATCGGCTCTCGACCATCAATGCTGCCGCATGGAAGGACGCCTGTGGCGGGTTCCACACCGCGGTGAACGAGGCGCAGGTTCGCCACCTCGACGGCCAGTTCGCACTCGACGAGGCCGTGCATGCTGCCCAGGAGCGCCGCCTCGGTGACGGCTTCGCTTGGGACGCGCGAGGGTCGATCGCTCCGCTGTCGCCGCTGGATGCCGTGACCGGTGCCCGAGCGCTGTTGCCGACCGAGGCAGTCGTAGTGCAGTCCAAACCGGTGTTCGCGTTCTGATGCTGGAGGTGCGCTGATGATCTCGACGTTCCTCGAGTTGGCCGGCGCCGTTGCCCTGGTCGCCGCCGCCTTCACCGTCAGCATGACCGCCGGCATGATCGTGGCGGGCATCGCTTCGATCGCGGTGGGCGTGCTGATCGAACGGCACGGCCACTGATGGGCTTCGTGCTGCGACCCGAGCAGCGATCCATCACCGCTGGTGACGTGATCGCAGCCGTGAACGCCCAACGACTCGGGTCAACCGACACAGTGCCGGTGGATGTCGACTCAGCCATGCGCCTGTCGGCGGTCTGGGCGTGCATCCGGCTGATCGCCGGCGTCGGCTCGACGCTGCCGCTCGACGTCTACCGCGGCACCGGACAGAGTCGGACTGAGGTGCAGTCCTCGCTGTTCGACCTCCCATACCCCGATGTCACCCTGCCGATGTGGCTGCACCAGATGTGGGTGTCGCTACTGACCGACGGCAACGCCTATGCCCTGGTGTCCTCGACCAGCGGCAACGGATGGCCGACATCCTTGGAGCTCATCGATCCGGGCCGCGTCTCATGGACAGCCAACGGTGAGCGATGGATGGCCCGCATCGACGGCCAACCCGTGGACCTGTTCCCGACGGGTCAACTATGGAAGGTGTCGCTGTTCACCCGTCCCGGTGTCCCGTTCGGCATGTCACCCATCGACCATGCCCGGTACACGATCGGCGCCGGACTTGCCGCCGAACGCTTCGGGGGCCAGTTCTTCACCAAGGGTGGCACCCCGAATGCACTCCTTTACGCCGAGTCCGACCTAACCGCCAAGCAGGCAGCGGAGGCTAAGCAGGCGTTCGTTCGTGCCACATCCGGCACCCGTGAGCCAGCGGTACTCGGCGCCGGATGGCGCTATGAGCGGGTGCAGGTGTCGCCCGACGAAGCGCAGTTTCTCGACGCTCAGCGCTTCACCGTGGAGCAGATAGCGCGCATCTACGGCGTGTTTCCCGAGATGATCGGCGGCGCTGCAAGCGGGTCCGCCGTCACCTACGCCAACCGCGAGCAGCGAGCAGCGGACTGGCTGACTTTCGGCTTCATGCCGCTGCTCGTCCCGGTGGAGGCGTCGCTGTCGCTGCTGGTACCACGTCCGCAGCGGGTGAAGTTCAACATCGACGCCGTCCTGAGATCCGACCTCAAGACCCGTTACGAGTCCTACGAGATCGCCGCACGCATCGGCGACATCGGCGGGACGCCGCTCCTGGGCGTGAACGAGATGCGTGACCTCGAGGACATGCCGCCTGTCGACGGCGGCGATCAGTTTGACCGCAAGACCGCAACAACAGCGGCATCCCCTGAAGGAGCGTCATGAGCGACGATCCCCGCACTGATGCGCCAGCAGACCCTGAGCGCCGCCAGGTGACCGGACTCGAGGTCCGCGACGACGACTCAGGTGCCCCAGTCCTGTCCGGCTACGCGACCGTCTACGAGTTCCCCTACTCCGTCGGAGGATTCAACGAGGTCATCACCCGCGGTGCCGGATCGAAGACCGCCAAGGACGGCGACATCCGACTGCTGGTCAACCACGACGGTGTGCCCCTGGCGCGGTCGAAAGGCGGCGTCGGGACGATGACCGTCGCCAGCGACGACATCGGCCTGCGCATCGAAGCTCCACTCGATCCCGCCAACCCGCGAGCGGCCGAGGTCATCTCGGCGATGAACCGTGGCGACATAGACGCCATGAGCTTCGGCTTCAACGTCGTCGGCGGGCGCGAGTCGTGGGACGGCGATCTCCGCCGCATCGACGAGTTCCGTGCCGTAGACGTGTCGATCGTGACCTACCCGGCAAACCCGGCGACGGTCGTGAAGATGAGGGCGGAGACGCCCTCGACCGAGTCGCCCGAGGGTGCTCGGAGCCTGGACCTGGCGAAGCGCCAGGCGCAGGCAGACAAGTCCCGCCGTCACTGAGCGGCACCACCAGCCACGCCGGCCATAGCGCCGCGACCATCCGCCGGAGCCACACCTGTGGGCCACCACGGTCGACGCACGCAACGCCACGAGGCCACCACCCCAACCATTCAAACGCACCCCTGGAGGTTGCACATGTTGGAGCAGATCCGCTCCCTGATCGCGGCCGCTCTCACCGAGCGTGACGCCGCACAGGACGCCCTCGACGCCATCATCGCGTCGGCGGAGTCCGAGAACCGGTCCGAGTTGTCGGCCGACGAGGTCACCCGTTTCGACGCCGCACGCGCCGAGCTCCGTTCGATCGACGAGCGCATCGAGGGCCTCCAGGCCCGCGAGGCGGACCTCGTCGAGGTCGAGGACCGGCGTGTCGCCGCCCAGGCCGCACGCTCCGAGGTCGGCATCCCCGCCGTGACCGTCACGCGCGAGGAGCGCACCTACCGCCCCGACGGCGACCACGACTTCTTCCGTGACGCCATGCGGGCGCGGTTCGACCACGACGCCGACGCGACGGGTCGACTCAGCCGTGCCCGTGATGAGGCGCTGGCGGAGTACCGGTCCACGACTGGCAACTTCGGCGGACTCGTCGTCCCGCAGTACCTCACGTCGCAGTTCGCATCGGTGCTCGTCTCGGGTCGCCCGTTCCTCTCAAACGTG